ATGTGGGCGCATCGGTTAAGTTCACCACAAGCGCAATCAATGCATCTAGCTATGGTGACGCGTTTCAGATCAGTTACACGCCACCTTTTACATCGTCTGTTGCCACCAATGTGGGTGACAAACTGGCTCAATATGTCAGTGTTTTAGATTTTGGCGCGGTTGGTGATGGTGTTACAGATGACAGCGCGGCAATTCAAGCGGCAATAAACGCATCATATGGCGTTTATTTTCCCGAGGGTACGTACAAGGTATTGACCAAACTTGTACCAACTCATGCAGTTGACTTGTTTGGTCAAAGCCGAGAATCAGTTGAACTACAACTTAAAGTCAATGACTTTGGTCTTGAAACAACCGTAAGTGGCCGTTCAGTTTCCGTCAGGGATATGACAATTACTGGCGACACAACTTTAACAGCCAACGCGGGTATCAATTTATTTGACAACGGTGATCGACCTTTGGAAAGGCTTGAAGTGCATGGTTTTGCGCGACAAGGCATCAAGATCGTTCAAAGCGTAAATCCAATTTTGCGGGATATTCGCGCCTACAACTGTTCGCCTTCGCAATCGTATGCTGCGATTCATATCGACAAAGGATCAACTGCATCCGTGGCTGGTGAATTGGAAAACTGCTATGTTGGATATTCCGCAAAGGGTATTTATCTTAACGGATGTCGAAACATGGCAATCATCAATTTGATTGCGGAATACTGTTCAATTGGACTTGATGCCTTAAACTCAGATGGCTTAATCAATGTTGGTTGGTTGGAGGCAAATACACACGATGTGGTTTGCAATGATTCGATAATTTCCCGTATCAATGTTGCGTCCACAGTTGTTCCACCGACTTACCAAGCATATTTCAGTGGACCAACTGACCCGTGGTATCGCGCTATTCCCGTTTATTTCCCCGCATACGCGGGAATGTATAACAGCGATGCTAGAACAGTGTCGGGTGCAAACACTTGGACAACGTGTTTGTTTAGCAACAATTTTGAAGCCTACGGTGCGTCCATCACGCCGTATGACACGCTTGGTATTTTGACCAAAGGTGTTTATGAGGTTGAATGGTCGGCGACGTTCAAAGAAACAACAGCAGCCACTCAAACAGTCGCTGGGCGTTTGATCAATGGCGCAACCGAAATTCCGGGCAGTTACGCGGCCAGCGCTTTGGCTGCTAGCGGTACTGTCACGATTACACGCCGAGTAATTTTTGCATTGGATAGAAGCGATACGCTGAAGTTTCAATTCTCAAGCAGCTCGGCTTCTGGTCGTATTGAATCAGTGGCAGTTGCAACGCCCACAAATCAGACCAACGCCACTTTCACTTTGAAGTATTTGGGCACTCAGCAGAAAAATTGATCGTTTAGCACATGGCAAACACGAAAATCTCCGCGCTAACCGCAGCAACCACCCCGCTGGTGGGGACGGAGGTTTTGCCTATTGTTCAAAGCGGCGCTACTATCAAAGTCGCCAACAACGATCTGCGGCCAAAACAAATTCAATCGAATGCGACCAGTGGGATCATGCAGATCGTCGGGCCTGCGGCTGCTGCCACGCGGGTAATGACGATTCCCGATGCCAACTTTACCGCAGCCCGTACAGACGCTGGTCAGACGTTCACTGGCACGCAAAACATTGAGAACGGCACAGGCACAAACCAACGTCTGTTGTACTTGAAGCAGGCCAACGACTACGGCTATGCGTTCAACATTGACAGCAACACCACTGGAAAGCTGTTTATCAAAGCGGTCAATGCCGGAGTAGAGACTGATTACATTACGCTGGATCGTTCAGCGTATAACATCACATGGTATACCGGTAACCTCATCCAAGGCACAGCCGCCAAAGGCATCAACTTCACCGCCAACACTGCCGCAGCGGGAATGACCAGCCAGTTGCTGAATTGGTATGAGCAAGGAACATTTACGCCGACCGCACAAGGATCATCATCTGCTGGAACTGCTTCGTACACTATACAAACAGGACAATACACCCGAATTGGCAATAGAGTAATTTTTAATTTGCGAATTGCGTATAGTGGTGGAACGGGCACGGGGAATATGCGTGTTGGTGGATTGCCATTTACGTCTAATAGCAATCTTAATGGCGCCGCTTGTAGCATTTACGCAGAAAATTTAGCAGGAACTGCAAGTTATGTTTTTGTTGCATTAGTTGCTGCTAACGCTACTTATATAGCAATTGACCAAGTGCCTGTTGGTGGAGGTGGCGCGGCGGCAGTTGCATATGATGGAGCCGCAGATATTTCGCTTTCGGGCAGCTACATTGTTTAACAGGGGAATCAAATGAGCCTTACAAAAGCCACCTATTCCATGATTAACGGCGCGGTGTTTAACGTGCTGGATTATGGGGCGACAGGGGACGGAACAACCGATGACACCGCCGCTATCACGGCGGCCTACACTGCTGCATATACTACTACAAACGGCCTCGGCGTTATATTTTTTCCAAAAGGAACGTATAGCGTTAGTTCTCTTAATTTTGATGTAACAAACGCTTCTGTTCATTTTATGGGCGAGGGCATCGACTGTTCTGTGCTAAAAAAACGCTCAGGAACTACAACGCCTGTATTAAAGCTGTCTGGTCTGCCAAAAAACGTCATTATTTCTGAACTTGAAATAAATGGCGATTACCAGTCCGGTGTGTCTTGCTTGGTGCTGCAAGACATTTCATACGTCCACATGCACAACTGCAAAGTTTGGAAAGCCGATCAACTCGGAATTCACGGCGATAGTTGCCTAATTAGCACTTTTCAAGAGTGTATTGTGTCTAACAATACGCTTGACGGCATTGCGTTCACTTTGAGTGCCACCCCCGGCCCAAACCCGAATGCAAACACGGTTCGGGATTGTGTTATTACCGGTAATAGCCGACGCGGAATTTCTATTGACGAAGGGAATCTGCTTTCAGTTGTCAACTGCGACATTGAAAATAACGGCGAAGAAGGCGTCGACACCACAGGCGGCATCTACATTTACGCCAGCATTGATGACGAACTTGGTTACGGCATGGCTGTGGTTGATGGCTGCTGGCTGGAAGGCAATCAAGGCACCGGTATTTACATTGAAGGCGCATCTGGCGGGAATGTGTCGGTATTGAACACACAAGTGCTTGCACCAAACAGTGGTGGCAGCGCGGGAAGATGCATATATGTGGCTTCCGGTTTGCGTGAATTTAGTATCACTAACAGTCTTTGCATCGGCGGCAGTGGAACTGTAACCGTTAATTCGGAAAACTTTTTTGCGGCAAATTGTTGGATTACCACACTGTCTAATAGCGCGTCCAATTACACCATCAATCAAGTCAAAACAGCGGCATTAGACAGCATTCAAAAAACCAGCAAAACCGAATACGCATCAGTTTCGGCGACTGCCTTGCAAAATAACACTTTATTTTTGGATTCTGCTACTGGGAAATTGTCATTTATTGACGGATCAGGGGTAACCCACGCCTTGTATTGAAATAAGGAACAAAAATAACTACACCGTTTGACATTATCACCCGCGCAATGAATACATAACCGTCTTGACACCCAGCCCACTGGGTGTAAGATAAAACCTGTACTGGCCCAGTTGACCAGGGATTCTAAAGAATCGACAAAATGACTGAAGAAGTCCAACAAGCCTTAGCGGAAGTAGACTCCGCGCCAGCCCCGGAAGTGACGGCCACTCCTGAGACTGTAGAAACTGCGCCGGTAGTCGCTGATGAGCAAAAGGAACCTTCAAGGGTTTTTACCCAAGAAGAACTCGATGCAGCCATCGGTAAGCGGCTTGCGAGAGAACAACGTAAGTGGGAAAGAGAGCAGGCTCAAAGGCAAGCGGAAACGCAGGCATTGAGAGCGCCAGCAGACATCCCGCCGGTTGATCAGTTTGAAAGCCCCGAAGCCTATGCAGACGCATTGGCTTACAAAAAGGCTGAAGAGCTGCTTGCCCAGCGTGAACATGCCCGGCAGCAATCTGAAATTCTTGAGTCCTACCATGAGAAGGAAGAAGAAGCGCGGAGCAAATACGATGACTTTGAACAAGTCGCGTATAACCCCAAACTTCCAATCACGACCGTGATGGCTCAGACGATCCAGGCCTCGGACGTTGGCCCCGAAGTAGCGTACTACCTCGGTGCAAACCCCAAGGAGGCAGATCGCATATCCCGTCTTGCACCTATTTTGCAGGCTAAAGAAATTGGAAAGATCGAAGCCAAGTTGGCCAATGATCCACCAGTGAAGAAAACCACGTCCGCGCCAGCACCGATTTCACCTGTGACAGCTCGCTCCTCTGGAGCACCAGCCTATGACACGACGGACCCACGGTCTACCAAGACCATGAGCACCTCGGAGTGGATTGAAGCTGAACGAGCCAGGCAGATGAAAAAGTTGCAGGCAAACCGCTAAATTTTTAAAGGATTTTTTCCATGGCAAACAGTATCTTAACCATCGACATGATCACGCGCAAAGCGCTTGAGATTCTCGAAAACAACCTTGTGTTGACCCGTAACGTGAACCGTCAGTACGACGACAGCTTTGCTGTTGAAGGTGCCAAGATTGGTTCGACCCTGCGCATTCGCTTGCCCGATCGCGCTTTGGTGACCGACGGCGCCGCCTTGCAAACTCAAGACGACAACGAACAGTTCACCACCTTGACTGTGAACAACCAAAAGCACATCGGCGTGAACTTCACTTCCGCTGAATTGACCATGCAGTTGGATGACTTCGCAGAGCGCGTGTTGAAGCCTCGTATCAGCCAGTTGGCCAGCTCCATCGACGCTGACGTTGCCAATGCATACAAAACCATCGGTAACTCTGTGGGCACCCCTGGCACCACTCCTTCGACTTCTTTGGTGCTGTTGCAAGCCCAGCAGAAGCTGAACGAGAACGCCGCTGTGATGAGCCCCCGTTATGCCACCGTCAACCCCGCCGCTAACGCTGGTTTGGTCGAAGGCATGAAAGGCTTGTTCAATCCCACCGACACCATCAGCAAGCAGTTCAAGAACGGCATGATGGGCATGGGCGTGTTGGGCTTCGACGAGGTGAACATGTCTCAGTCGATCAAGCAGCACACCACTGGCACCCGCGCCGCCACCGGCGCTACCGTGGCCTCTAGTGTGACTTCTGAAGGCGCTGCTACGTTG